GTCAATGCTTGGATTCCAAGTAGGTGCTGAAGTCTCAATCAATGAAACAGTAAAAAGATTTAAAGAAGTATTTGGTAAAGGTGGAGAGTTTGGAAATGTAACAAATGACTTAGCTAATACCTTAACAGGTACTTTATCGATGTTAGAAGATAAACTATTTCAATTCAGGAAAGCAGTTGCAGATGAATTTATGGTTGAGCTCAAAGCTCAGTTCGGTGATTTAAATAATGCTCTTGCAAATAGTCAGGATAAAATAATTAAATTTGGCTCTGAGGTTGGTAAATCATTAGCTAATTTAACAAGGCTAGTAGTAGAAAACTTTAATGAAATAAAAACAACAGTAGAAGCTTTAGGAATATTCTTAGCAACAACTGTACTTGCAAAAATTATAACAGCATTTGCAAAAGCAAATGTAGTAGTAAAAGGCTTAACTGTATCTTTAATAGCACTTCAAGCAGGTTTCGATAGAGTAGAAAAAACAGAAAAGAAAGTAGTAAAAGTACAAAAAGATGAATTGAAGAATCTAGATGGTTTATTAAAAATCATAAATATTTATGGTGATAAAGTTCTAGATTTGAATAAAAAGCAAGAAGAAAGTGTTGATACAACAGATAATGTAATCATCAGTCAAGGTGAATTAAAAGAAATTATTCAGGAAGTAAATAAAACATTTGAAGATGCAGGTAAATCTATATCCGATGCTTTTGGTGATTCAATAGCTAAAGGTGAGGATTTTAGAAGTGCAATGAAAAATATATTCCAAGATGTAGTATCTCAAATCATATCTACAATTACACAGATATTAATTATCCAACCTTTGATAGAAAAATTAACTAAATCATTAAATGAATATCAAAGAAGTTCTAGGGAAGGCATATCATTACCATCATTTGGTGGTGGTGGTGTTGGTGGATTAATTAGTTCAGTTGGCTCATTCTTAGGATTTGCAAATGGTGGTTATACTCCACCAAATAAACCTTACATGGTAGGTGAAAGAGGTGCTGAATTATTTGTGCCTAAAACAGCAGGTAATATAGTTCCTAATAACGAACTAGGTGGTGGTGTTAATGTTGTTCAGAACATTTCATTCTCAACAGGTGTTGTACCGACTGTTCGTGCTGAAGTACTCAATCTCCTGCCTACCATAAAACAAGAAACAATAAATGCAGTAGCAGAACAAAGAAGTCGTGGTGGTGCATTTGCTAGAACATTCGGAGCATAATTATGGCAGAGCCAAGTTATCCATTATCATTACCAACATCTCCATCTAACTTTGTTACAAGTGAATGGAGAATTATTAGGACAGTTGCTTATACTGAATCACCATTTACCTATGGTCAGCAAGAAGCAAAATATCAAGGCTCAGTTTGGCAGACAACAGTTACATTACCACCAATGAACAGGGCAGATGCAGGAGCATGGCAGTCATTTTTTATGCAACTCAATGGCAGGTTTGGAACATTCTTACTCGGAGACCCTGATGCTAAAACGATACAAGGTGGAGCAACTACAGTTATATCTGTCAATGGAGACCATTCAGTCGGTGCATACGATGTTGTAGTAGATGGTGCTAATACATCAACAGTTATATTTAAGAAAGGAGATTATGTACAGTTTGGCTCAGGTGCATCATCTAAACTTCATATGATAGTAGCTGATATCACATCAGATGCTTCAGGTAATGCTACATTACAAATCGAGCCATCACTTAAAACAGCACTTACAGATGATGATGTTATAACTTATTCTAATACTAAAGCAGTCATGAGAATGGATGCAAACGAATTAGGATGGAATGCAAACAATGTATCTTTGTATGGAATCTCTTTTTCCTGCACAGAATCCCTGTAATCGACTTTAAATTTTAGGTAATACCAAAGTACCCTAGACATTAAAAAGGAGCTAAAATGGGCATTCTAGCTCCCTATATTCGGAGAAATATAACCAATTATAGCACAATATCTCAAAATATAGCTATTATTGATATAAATACCACACACTTAATTGTGTCTTTATTATCATCATATATTTCAATTATCTTGTCTTTCATTCTCAGTCTCCTGTATTAATTTATTGATGTACCATTGAGCCTTCTTTAAATCTTCTAACCCATTCTTGTATTTGTATCTGCAAATATACTTTAGGATATTAGATTCAAGGTAGCCCATCTTTTGGTCTAGGATAAAATCAATCACTTCAATCTTACCCTGTGTGTAATGTTTAGGATGGTTTACATTATCTGCCATTCTAGTTTCCTATGTTTAACAGGTAGGAATGTCACTACCCACCTGTATTAACATCTCATGTTACTTCTCAACAACCCATTTGCTGAGAATTCATTTTACCTAAGTGTTGCTTGTACCAATCCAAAGTCTTGATATCTGCTTCATGGTCTTTAGCTGTAATTTTAGAATCACCTGATTTGTATTGGTTGATTCTATCCTCTAGGTAATTAATTATCTTCACATTGTCTATCATGTTATTTCTCCTTATTTGATTTTGTGTGGGAATCAATTCTATCACAAATCAATTCCCACACCATTCGTTTTTTATTTATCTCCTGTTGTTTGTTTTACTATAAAAGATTCACCACCTCGAATCGTATCAAGTCCCGATTGTTCAGCTACTCTAAAGGTAACATAATCATCTAATAAAGTTTCAGCTTCATCATGCTTAACCTTTTTTTGGCTGGTTAGCAAATTAATTAATCTGCTTTTACTTTGTCTTACTAAAAATTTAGTATCGTATCCGAATGGTACATACTGTATTTCATTTTTTTCTTTCATAATTTTCTCCTATTTAGTTTTGGGTAGTTTAGGTGATACCCACACCATTCGTTTTAGCTTATCTCCATTTAGGAAGTACATTGAAACTTCTACTATCTCTGTTCCAATTACCAACCTCTAAACTACCTTTATATTCGTTTTGTAAATGACATTGCTTTTTACCAAAACTGCCATCTTTTTTAACATAAAGTAAGTCTACCCAAACAGCAGTAATTTCATTAGTTTCATCATCACGACAGATTACTTTGTCTGTTACAACACATCTATATGAATCTCTATTGTTGGGTTTCCAAATTATTTCTTCACCTGATTTCACATCATCAAAATGAAAACTAGATTTCTCAATAACTTTCATAC